ATCCAACTAAATAATGAACAAAAACAATCCAAAGATATTATCTTGGATAACCCAATTACAGTACTAAGGGGTCAAGCAGGTTCAGGTAAAACATTAGTAGCATGTCAGGTAGCCCTGGATATGTTATTTAAACGAGATGTTGAAAAAATTGTAATTACAAGACCAACAGTATCAAAAGAAGAAATAGGTTTTCTACCTGGAAACATGAAAGATAAACTTGATCCATGGTTAGCTCCAATTTATGCTAATCTTTATATGTTATATAATAAAGACAAAATAAATAAATTATTAGAGGAAGGTATCATTGAAATATTACCCTTTGCTTTTATGCGAGGTCGTACCTTAGTTGATACATTTGTTATAGTAGATGAAGCCCAAAACGTGACACATACTCAAATGGAAATGGTTATTGGTCGTCTAGGCATGAACTCTAAAATGGTCATTTGTGGTGATGTATCCCAGATTGATTTAAAAAGTAAAAAAGAATCTGGTTTTGGATTTTTAGGCACAGTAGAGGCCAATGTTAAAGGTTTTAGAATATTTACATTAAAACAAAATCATAGACATCCTATTGTTCCAAACATTCTAGAAATATATAAAAACTATAATGATTAAATGAAAAATCCCCACCTAACTGTATCTCTTGTATTAGCAATCATATTAGGAATATTTATAGGTTCCACATTTAAAGGTTGTAATTCAACAGACCCATGTACAGTCACAACAGATACCGTGACTGTAACTAAAACGCGTATAGACACTGTCCTTCTAGAAAGAAAACCTACAATAACTAAAGGGGGAAAAATAAAAATTGACACTACAAAACCATTATCTACCCAACCGTGTGATACAACTTATTTTACTCAAGAGTATAAGGATACACTCATAGAAGGTACTCTATCAGCGGTAGTTAAAGGAGAACTATTATCAACAGAACTAAATTATACTCCAAAATTTCCTAAATATATTTTTAGAACAGACTCAGTATTTACTACTATTACTAATACTGTTACTAAAACTGAATATAAACAACCTTTTGGCTTGGTATTAGGTGGAGGGTTCGGAGCATCTCCTTTAGGAGATTTTACAGTTATGCCCCATGTAGGTATTCAACTTAAACAACATCTAAATTTTATATACGGGTATAATATAACTAATCAGTCACACGTTATAATGGTTCAAAAAGTATTCCCTCTAAGCAAGTAATACATACGTATAATAAAACCATATGGCTATATTTGGCTCATCTCGTGACATTTCAATGTTTAGAAAAATCAACCGTGAGTTGTTAGGAGATGTTATTACTCAGCAATGTGCTATCTATAAATTTAGGTTAGAAGAAACAAATGTTAATATATATGGAGAGGCCGCTGAAGAAAAATATTATGAAGGCCCAACCCTAATTAACTGTCTAATTGAAAGACCTGACCCTACATATACTGAAACAGATATGGGTCCTGATTATACTCGTCAGGTTAATTTTAGATTCTTTAGGGATGACCTAGTAGATGCTAATTTAGTGTTAGAGGTAGGTGATATCTTCTTATATGAAGAACTATATTTTGAAGTTCATAATGTAATGGACAATCAACTATTTGTAGGTAAAGATCCAGATTATCCAAATGAATCTAATCCATTAAATCCAGGCCTAGCAAATTTTGGTACAAATGTTTCTATCATTTGTTCAACTCATCAAGTATCTGCTGATCGTGTAGGTATTACTAAAGAAAGATACAATGGCTAATAAAGGAAAAACACCAACCCCTAAAACACAACGGGAAATAAGCGTATCCCAACATCAGGCATATGATACTACTAGAGGTAATCCTAATGCTGTAGACCCAACTAATAGAGCAGAGGAATTATCATTTAAAGGTGATACTACAAAACCATTTAGTGTTGGATTAGAAGATATTGATGGGGCTATAATTTATTACTTTGAAAATATTATTTGTCCTACAGTAATACAAAATGGTACAAGAATTCCTGTACCCATAGTTTATGGTTCCCCTGAAAGATGGAAAGCAGTTCAAAAAGATGGCTTTTATAGAGATAAAAAAGGGAAAATTATGATGCCTTTAATTGTCTTTAAACGAACTAATATAGAAAAAAATCGTTCAATAGCTAATAAACTTGATGCTAACAATCCTAATAATTATAAGATATTTACTAAAGCATACTCACCTAAAAATGCTTATGATAAATTCAATATCTTAAATAACCGAAAACCACAAAAACAATATTATGCTGTGGTTATGCCTGATTATGTTACTTTAACTTATGAATGCATAGTTTCAACATATTATGTTGAACAGATGAATAAAATAATTGAAGCTATAAATTACGCCTCAGACTCATATTGGGGAAACCCAGAACAATTTCAATTTCAAGCTAGAATTGATTCATTTGCTAATACTACTGAATTACCACAAGGTGAACAAAGAGTAGTAAAAACTAATTTCTCTTTACGTTTATATGGATATATCATCCCTGATACTATAAATAAAGAACTATCAGCCCAAAATAAATTCTCAGATAAAACCAAAGTAGTATTTAACTTTGAAACTCAAATCGGACTAGATAATACTTTCCCAAATTTCTAACATACATATAATAAAATAGTAAATGGCACTAATATTATCAAATAGTGGTATAAACAACACCTCAACAATTCAGGCAGCTCATGTATCACAATCAATAGATGCATTAACTGGAGCCGCAGCCTATGACATAACTATAAGTGGTAGCTTAATTATTACTGGTTCATTATCAATGGATTCTGGAGGTTTAACTGGATCTTTACAAGGAACATCCTCATATGCTAATCAAGCTTTAACAGCCTCTTATGCTCTAACAGCCTCATTTATACAACAAGCTTTAACAGCTTCCTTTGCTCAAACATCCTCATATGTAGCGAATGCCCAAACTGCCTCCTTTACTATTTCCTCATCTTATGCTCTTACTTCAACCTCAGCTTCTCATGCTGTAAATTCAACCACATCAAGCTTAGCTTTAAGTGTAGTAAGTGCCTCCTATGCTGTAACCGCTAGTTTTGCTACTACAGCTTTAACATCCTCATATGCTTTAATTTCAGCTTTAGCGGATTTAGCCACTATAGCAAATTCAGCTTCAATATCAACAACTTCTGTTTCTGCTTCATATGCTGCTACTGCCTCTTTATTATTAGGAACAGTACAAAGTGCCTCATATGCAGCTACTGCTTCTTTGGCTAATACAGCTTCCTTTGCTATATTAGCGGCCACAGCCACAACTGCAATTACAGCAACAACTGCTTCATATGTTTTGAATGCAGTTAGTTCATCTTTTGCTACTTTAGCGGCAACTGCAACCACAGCAACAACAGCAAATTCAGCTAATGTAGCTACAACAGCAATATCATCAACTTCAGCCACCACATCAACTTCAGCATCTTATGCGGCCACAGCCTCCTTATTATTAGGAACAGTAGTAAGTGCCTCCTATGCTGTAACCGCTAGTTTTGCTACTATTGCTACCTCAGCAACTTCAGCTACCTCAGCAACAACTGCTGCAAGTGCTTTAACAGCAACTTCAGCTTCATTTGCTTCAACAGCTTTATCTTCCTCTTATGCTACTACAGCTTCTTTATTATTAGGAAGTGTAGTTAGTGCCTCTTATGCCAGTAAAGCAACAGATGCAGATTATGTTTATGGATATTATCAAGTAAGTTCCTCAGCAGTACCTACAGTCCGAAGTGGCTCAATCTTCCAGATGATAGCAGGAAGTGGTACTATGACAGGAGGAATTTTCACTTCAGCACCTTTTCCTATATTAGTAGGAAAACATTTAGGAGACACTGCTTTTATAACTGCTAATACTGTTCAGATTAGTTATAGTAATGATTTAAATATTATTTTAAATAGTTCAACTGGAGTTATAGAAATAAATAACAGTTTAGGATCAGGAACAGCTTATGTAGTATTTACAGGTTTTGTATTATTAACTTAAAAATAAATAAATTATGGAAAAAAAGGTTTTAACAGAAGAAGAAATGAAACAAATTGGAAGTTTACGAACCCAATTTGACGAGTTAGTTTTTAAAATAGGAATGAACGAAGTTCAGCAAATTAGTTTAAATGTTCAAAAAGAACAACTAGAAAAAGAATTAAGTGATATTCAACAACACGAACAAAATTTAATTAAAGAGATTGAAACCAAGTATGGTAAAGGAAATATTTCATTAGAAACAGGAGAATTTATCCCTGTTTCTTAACTTTGAATTTCCAATGCCATACATATAATAAAACAAATACTAATATAATATGGCAGAAATTTTACTATCACCCGGTGTACTAGCTAGAGAAAATGACCAATCTCAAATTACTAGCTTACCTATCCAAGCAGGAGCGGCTCTTGTTGGTCCAACTGTAAAAGGTAAAGTAGGAATACCTAGACTTATTACCACTTACAGCGAATATCAGGCTTACTTTGGTACCACTTTTAACAGTGGTTCAGTAACAGATGCCCAAACATATACCTATTTTACCTCTATCTCAGCTTACAACTATTTCCAAAATGGTGGAACTAGTTTAATTGTAACTAGAGTAGCCTCAGGTTCATATATCCCAGCATCATCTCAACCTATTTCTTCAAGTGCAAATATTGGTTCATTAAATGCCTTTACTTTAGAAACTCTGAGTGATGGTGTAATTATGAATAGTGTAGGCCCAGAAGATGCTCAAGGTGTGTTAGCAAGCGGTTCAAAAGATAACTTAAGATGGGAAATTGTTTCTCCTAATACCGCCTCAGGTACTTTTGGTTTATTGATTAGAAGAGGTGATGATAGAACACAGAACAAAACTGTTCTAGAAACATGGACTAATCTATCTTTAGATCCTAATTCCTCAAATTATGTAGCTAGAATTATTGGTGATCAAACCTTAACTACTCGTAACGCGGGTACATCAGATATTTATCTACAACCTTCAGGATCATATCGTAACTCTTCTCGCTATGTAAGAGTAAGCAACGTATCTCTAACTACTGTAGATTATCTTGATAGTAATGGTGATGTTAGAATTAATGCCTATACTTCTTCTATTCCGATTGCCCAAAGCGGTGCTTTTGCAAATGCCACAGGTAATATTGGAGGAAATAACAAGTATTATCAAGATATTACTAATACTAATTCACAAGGTTTAGTAGGAGCCAATTATACTGATGTATTTAATTTATTAGCAAATAAAGACGAATACAGATACAACATCATCTCAGCCCCTGGTTTGATTGATGATTTTGCAGGTCATTCAACAGTATTAAGTACTTTAATTTCAAATATTGAAAATAGAGGAGATGCTATTGCCCCTATTGATCTAGTAGGATA